TCTTCTAGCGGCACACCTAATCTTTTAGCAATTGCTACCTGTGAAGGCGTGAGTTTGACAGTTTTTTTGCGTCCTGTTGAGGCTGAACGTTTAGCCGAGGCTACATTTTGAACTGGTTTAGTTCTTTCAGTAGAATTATCTTCTATCTTATCAAATTTATGGGGAAATTCAACTCTTATTCTTTTGTCAACTTCTTCATAATATTCTTCAGATTTAGGGTCATAACCTTCTGATTCTACAAGTCTTTTATGTATATCAAAAGCCGTATAAGTCATAGCTGAATCGTTACCAAACCAACTATTTTGAGATGCCCAGTCTTCCGCTCTAGGATCAGTAACCACTGATTGAGTAGATCTTTGAGGATTTATCTTAACTTCTTTTTCTTGCACAGGTTTCTCTACTCTAGTTTTTAAAGTATTTAAACGTGCAGCATCCATAGTTAAAGTTGCAATTTGTTCTTGCGCTTTAACTTGGCCTTCTACATCTTGAGCTTCAATAGAAGTTTTTAGTGCTTGTTTAGCTGCAACTAAATTACTTGATACTCTATTTTCAAATTCAGAAACATAGGATTTATCTAATTTAGATAATCTTCCTTCTACTTCATCTTTTTGTCTTTTAGTTGATTCAGCAAAAGCTATTGCTTCTTCTTTTTGTCTTTCAGCTTCTCTCATTTTACGAGTTAATTTAGCAATACGTCTTTGAACGCCATCACTATATTCTTTTAACTCGTCTTTATCTTCAGATTTTTTTTCAAGTTTAGTTTCTTTTTCGGAAGATTTATCTTCGTCTTGAGTAGGTTGTTCTACTTTTTCAACTTCGATTTTTTCTTCGATAGGTGCTTCAACTTTTTCTGGTTCACCTTTATCATCTAAATTAATTTCAGCACCGACTGTTTCGCCGACATCAATTAATTCTTCTGATGGTTTTTTGTTTTCGTTTTCTGTTGGCATAGTTCCTTCCTATGTTGTTAAATGTAATGAAGAACTGATTCAGGATCACCTATGGTCCCTAACACTTCATCATCGTTTAGTATTCGCACTTCTCCACCTTCTATTGGTAATCTTGCGCCAGCGTATCTAGCGAACATTACCCAATCTCCTACTTTGCACCAAGGTTCATTAAATTTATCTTTGTCCTTGTATGCAAGATCTCCCATTTTTAAAACATAACCACAAGTGGTTGCGATTCTAGCTTTATCTAATTGTTCTTGAGAGAATAAAATTCCGCCTTTAGTTTTTTCTTTTGGTGTAAAAGGTAAAACTAAAAGTCTATAGCCGACCGGGTTTGGTAATTGGTCTTCTACTTCTTTAATGTTATTTTCGTCTAATCTTTTTGCGTGAGGTTCTTCTTTTTTCTCTTGCTCGTATTTTTCTTCAAGTGCCAATTTAATTTTTGGTACTTCCTTTTCCTTTGATGTCGATAACTGTTCCTTGCTCATCTTTTTGCTCCTTTGGTTTTAGCAGGTTAGAGATTTCCTGTAATACTATTTGATAGGCTTGTGCCTGACCTAGTAAATACTTGTATTTTTCATAATTGTCAACCCCACCTGTAATCATTGTATCACCTATTTGTTGTAGGGTAACATTAATTCTTTTTTGTAGCTTGTGTATTATTACTAATTCATCCATCTTCTCTCCTTATAATTTAAATTGTTGCAATGCTTCTATTTTCTCTTCAGCAGTTGCAATTTTTTCTATTAATTTATCTACTTCATCTATGTGTTGAGGATGTTCTCCTATCCCAACAGAATCTTCTAAATAAATTTTAAGTGTAGCATCAGCTTCTAAAATTTGTGCTTCGTATCTAGCTTCAAGAGCATCTAATATTGCTGTTCTCATTTTTTCTTCCTTCTTTTGTTTAAAAGTTTAACTCGTGATTTCCAACACCATTCAGTCATTTTAATAACATAACCTTCAACAAAGGCAATAGCGTTGTCTAACTTTTCAAAAAAAGAATATAAAAATTTATCTAGCATTTCCATCTTCTTCGTGCCTGACGGATACGAGAATTTGGATCATTTTTAGTTTTTGCAGATGAGCGTTTTAATTGTCCTGCACTTCTAGCACAGTACGACTTACGTCGATTTGCAGCTTTTGATCCAGGTTTTACTTTTCCTGTCACGGCTGTTTTTAGTTTACTTCCAGGGTTTGCGGCTCTGTAAGCTCTTACACCTTTTGCTGTCATTCCAGCTCCAGATTTTGTTGGTCTATAATTAGCGCTTTTACCTTTTGTAGTTCTTCTTATAGCCATTATAACATACCTTTATAATATTTTTTTAAACTAGGGTTTCCTACTTTCACACCACCTAAACTACCAGATATATAACTTCCTTTATAATCTTTCTGTGCTTGTTTGATCATAGAGTTACCTACTGATCCACCTTTAGCTTTTTTATCTCTTTTTGTAAATGTTGAAACGTTGGTTGGTTTACCGCCAGGATTACCGGCTGCTCTTTTTCTGCTGACAGCACTCGCCTTTTGCGAGCTTGTCATCCGTGTGGCTTTTGCAAGTGGGACACACTTTGGATATTTTCTTTTTGAAGAACTTGCAGATTTTCTTCCACAAGGTTGATATTTTCCATTCTTCTTTGGTGCTCCAATATCTACCCATTTTTCATTTACCCATTTCTTTAGATCGCCCATTAGACTTCTATCATTGTAGTCATATCTTCTACAACGATACCACCTTCACGCATTTTTTTTCTTTTACCTATTTTACCTTTACAAACTTTAGAGGCATACATATTTGCATATGCCGAAGGATATACCTTAAACTTTCTTTTTGCTGCTGCTTTTCCTTTGGGACAAAGTTTAGCCATTATTTTTTCTTTTTGTTTTTAATTCTTTTTAAAAATTCTTTTTTCTTACTTAAACCTAAAGTAGGTTTTATGCTTTTAATAGGTTTAGTTTGTCTTCTCATAACTATTTTATTTCACAACCTCTGCCACGTAGAGCTATTCCACCACTTTTAAGACCAACTCTTCCACCTTTTTTCATAAAGCCCATTTTGTTTCTGACTTTAGTTGGAAGTTTTTTTAAACCTTTGTTACCAGCTGGTACAGATTTTAAAGAACCACCAAATTTTTTACCAATTCTTTTTTCCATTTGTGCTGCTGTATAAACTTTTCCACCTAACATTTTAGTTTTACCTTTATAGTCAGCTTTTTTATATTCTTTACTACTAGTAATTCTTTTAATGGCTGAATCAGTTTTTGGATAGTTGCTTTCAGCTATTTGAGCATCTCCTGTTTTACTTTGTTTTACTTTGGGTACACTTCCACCTTTAGCTTTAAGTTCTCTTACTATTCTAGATTTTTCAGCTTTAAGATTTTTTTTACCTTTTTTAGTGTAGCCTTTTTCAGCATCAACTCTACCTAGTTCTTCTAGTCTGTTCATTCTTTTTGAATTCATTATTTGCTCGCTCCTCTAGATTCATCTCTTCTAGATTTATAACTTTGTGATTTTGTAGATTCCTTGCCTCTTCTTGCTCCTAAAGATTCGTCAAGTCTAGCATTAGCGCCTTGTTTCTTTGTAGCTGATTTCGCATATGGAAATCTTACATTTGATCTTACTCCGTTTTGTCTCATTTTTTTCCTCCGTTTCTAAAAATTTGTGTTCCTTTTATACCATAGATACTTGCAACAACCAAGATCCATAAATTTGTAAACCAACTTGGTAGTGCTGCAAAGTGTTCAAAGAAAATATTTACTTTGTCCATCGCACTCGGATCGTCCGATACCACTGCCCAAGCTAAAATTACTATAGGCGCCGAGAGGATTATAAGCACCGCCTCGTCCTTCCAATCTGATTGCCTAGCCTCAAGTAACTTACCTTGGTAAGCTTCCTTACCTTCAGCCATACGAGATGCGTGCATAAGCTGTGCATCTGACATAGCTATTTTCGTCTTCTGTTTGTTAGCGTAAATTTTACTACCCGCAGAAACGGCTAATTTAATTGCCGATAACCACATTTAGTACCACTTAGCTTTAACAGGTTTTTTATCAGCTCTCATTCTTTTAGTTCCTCTAACATCTACTGTTTGAGTTTCTAAAGGATCTGTTGCTTCGATAGTTTTACCGCCTGTTTGGTAACCATCTGCGCCAACGCCAAGTTCTTTTTCGATCTTAACGTCTTTGTTCATAAAAGTCTGACCTCTTTGCCAATCTTTGCTCATAATGTTTCTCCTTGATTATATTATAGTTAATTTTTCTTGAAATTTCTACCAAAATCGTGAATTTTACTAGCATTAGACATCTCTTGTCGTCTAAGACTGTTTTGATTTGATAGAATTGTTTTAGTTAGCGAAGTTTCAGAGCGTAATTCTGCTAAATCTTCGTTTTGCTCGAGTTTATCTTCAGTGTTTTGTTGGTTCATCATAGCTTTCATAGTATCTAAGCTAATTCTACCTTCATCAAACGCAGCTCTAGCTTGATTTTGTCTTGCTTTAAGGTCTAGTTCTCTAGTTTTTAGTTTAATTAGAGGATCTCCACCAAATTCACTGATAACTTTTTGTTCTTCATCCATATAATCTTTAGTTAGCTCTGCAATCAACACAGCTTTTCTAGCATTCATATTTTGTGTCAATTGATTTGCTTGTTGAACAAGCTGTTGATTATTAGGATTTTGTTGTAACTGCATTTGCATTTGTCTTGCTTGAATTAATTCTTCTTTAAACTCTAATTGAATTTGTTCTTGAGACATTAAACTAATTCTTTCCAAAATATTTTTTTGTAATGCACCCATAACCATAGGATTGTTTTGTACAGTGTTAGATTTCATAAAGTTTAAATGTGAATCAATATGTGCTTTGTGATCTTGTCCTTGAAAGGCTTGAAAAGGTTTACCTGCCAACGCTGCAATTTCTTCCATACTCGGATCAATCGGAGTAGGTTGTGCCGGTGGGGGTAAAATTGATGCAATATTTTTTACTCCTAAAGCTTCGTACATAGACCTATACGCTTGGTATAGGTTATGTAGTTGAGGATTCGATTGCGCTAATTGAAGTTGTGATTGCGCCATCGAAATTCTTTGAGTTTGTGAAAATATATTTGGATCTGCAACTGGTAGAATATCTATTCTATCATCAAAGTCTGAGACCTTAACATTTCTAGCAGCACCGGGTACATCGTAAGGATATACAGGTGGTAGATATGTTTTAAATACATTCGCTAATAATTTAAATTCTTGTTTAAGTCCTACATACAATCTTTTGTGTATGGCTGACATTACACGTGAACCACGTTCCAATAACGCTACAGTCGTACCCACTGCAGCTTGTTGGTTCATATCGCCTACTTGCATATCAGCGATAGCCGCGAAACGCTGACCAGCTGATACTACAACACCCATTAATTGTAATAATGTTTGATCAGGACCTTTGAAAGGTAAAGTCATAAACTGATCTTTAATGTTTCCACCAGGTGCATCTACATCTCTAAACTCACCAGGTTGTAAGGGTTGTGCATCATCTCTAATTCTAATACCACGAGATTTAAATCCAGCGGGTAAATTAGCTAAAGTTCCAGCATCAAGTAATTGTCTTAACGCAGCTGTAGCTGTTCTTGTTAAACCACCAATCATATGAATTAAACCAAAGCCATAAAAACCAGTACCTGGTAAAAATTTAAACTGAACAAAGTAATTAATTTTTTTCATCATTGTATCACCTTGATTATAGTTTCTTCTAATTGATAAAACAGTTTGATTGGATTCAGCTATTGTTATGACGTAAGGAAGTTTAATACCTGTTTCTTCTCCATCTTCACCCATATCTTCATAACCTTCTAAATCTAAATTTGTATGAATTTCTAATAAAGTGTATTGATCTTCTTGACCATCTTTTTGAATTCCTTCAAGTTCTAATTTTTTATCTTGTAATTCGTTTTGAGTTATAGGGGGTGAACCTAATTCAACATCTCTGTAAAATCCTGCAACTTGTTGTTTTCTTAATTCATTCTCTGAAATTTTAATAACGTGAATAACCGCTTCTGCGTCATCTAAAGAGTTAGCTGAGTAAGGTACAATTAAATCATCTGCCGGTACAAATTTAGAAACGGCTCTACCTAAAAGGTCGTCATAGTAAACTTTCTTAAAGGTAGAACCGGACAGGGGTAGATAGAAAAGCATTTGGTCAAACTCTGGTTCATATTCTTTCATCTGATCCATAATTTGATAATTCATAAAATCTCTTACACGGTGTGCTTGATCTTGTTTCTCTGGAGATGTAGCTCCTAAAATTTGCGTTCTTACCGGACCGTCGGCTGGTAATAATTCTTTATAAGCTTGCGCTTGAAATTGTGTAACTGCTTCTGCAAGAACTGGATGATTAACACCACTAGCTCCTCTGAAAGGTTCTGTTCTTCTCTCATATTTAAATCCTAATAGTTCTAAACCTTCTCTATAAGATTGTTCCCAATCTCCTCTAGATTCTTTGTAATCTGTGTATTGATCAAATAATTTATTTCCTAATGGAGATAAAACTCCATCGTCTAATGATTCAGCTAAGTTAGCAAAATGATCTTGAGCCATTGATGGGTCAAGTGCATTGGGATCAAAAGATACTTCGGCGCCACCTTCGTCATCCATTGTTACTTCTACGTCTTCTGATTTTTGAACAATGTCTTCGTTAGGTGTTTCTACTTCAGTTACTTCTGTTTCTTTGAATTCTTCGTCGCTTACAGATTGATTCGGTAAAGCGTCATCTATTTCTGCCATATTTATCCTTTTAGTTTAAACATTGTTGCAAGTCCACCTTTTTTAAATTCTACTCTACCACCATCTTTGTATCCAATAATACCACCATCTTTTTCTCCACTACCGTAATCTTGTGTACTAGCTCCAGCATAACTTCCATCAGCTCCTTCATATGAAGCTTGAGTTGCTGCATCAGCTCCACCTTGGCCGTAGTCTCTACCTTGAGAAGCATATTGTTGTCTAATAGCTTCAATTTTTGCTGCATCACTTTTTGCTTTTGCTGCAGCTTCACTAGCTATTTTGTCTTCATAAGCTTTTTTCTCTGCAATAGCTCTATCAAGTTTTGCTTGTTGAAATTTTGAACGAGTTTTATAACCCATCATTTTATCAATATAATTTTGTAGTTGCTGAGCATAATCATTTGTTCCAAAACCTGATACAACATTTTGACCAGACAATACTGAACCCGGTCCATACTTTGCTAAACCAGAATTAGGATCGTTTCCAATCATCATTTGACCATCTGTAAATTTTAAATTATCAGACGTTCCGGTAATTCTTGTTCCTGTTTGTCCTCCTAAAAAATCCATTTGTGGTTGAAGGTCAGGATTATAATTCATAGCATTAGGGTTTAATGCATTTCTTTTATTAGCTAAAGCCATCATTGGAGTAATTGCAAAGTTTTGAAATTTATTTGCTCCTGAAACAATTCCACTTCCTATTCTACTGTCTGAAAATTTATCCATCATTGAGCCTGTAAAGTCTCCTACTTTTGAAAATGTTTTTCCTAGAAAACTATTTGGATCTAAAGAAGATGTTTGGCGAGTTAAGGGATTAAGAGTAGTTATTCCTCCTCCACCTCCTCCACCTTGTTGATATTGATTTATATTTTGATTTATAATATTCGGAGTTGTGGGTGTAGATGTAGTCGGAGTTGATGTTGTAGTAGATGTTGTTGCAGACGAAGGTGTAGAACCTTGATAACCAAACAATGATAAATAATCATTCATATTTGGAAATTGATTTTGTAATACTGAACTGCCTTTATAGGTATTAATATAATTTGAAAAATCTTGTGCCATTAATAATACGTTCTCTCTGTTTTCGGTAATGCATTTTCTTTTTCATCTTCGGGGTGTCCAATAAAACCTCCCTGTCTAAAGCGCATTATCGCTTGTGTTGTACTGTCCACCAAATCATCGTGATCTCCATAAGGAAATGATGCACACTCTTCAATCACCTCTTCGGCAAACTTGTCTTCAGTTGCCCAAATAATTCCACTTTCAAATAATGGAGCAACCGCATTAACTCTAGCGTGTTTATCACTACCTTTGCTAGGAGTATAGTTTATAACAGGTATCCCCATCTTTCGCAACTCATAAGTTAAAGGCATTCCAGAAGCTTTAGCCTCCACGATCACCGTTTCTGGGTTCCAGTAGCGATATTGTTCCATAGCAACTTTTTTAAGTTCAGGAAATTCTAAACGTTCTTTGACTGCATCTAGAAGTATTAAGTTAGGTGGTGAATCTTGATCAGGATAAAATACACCCCACGTTGTGATTGCACTATAGTCGGCTGTCTCCTTTTTTAAAAATGCCGTATCATAACTTTGAATAATATGTTGTAATGGTGGGATATATCCTTTGTCCCACACGTTCCACCATTCTCGTTTAATTAATGATCCTTCTTCAGCCGTTGGGTTCTGCATCCACTGTGCATTCCATTTACCAACAGACAGAGAGGCTTTCACCGATTCGAGTTCCTCTAACTTCCAATACTCTGGCCATACCGGTTTCTCACTTGGTAAGATTGCTGGAAACTCAATCACTTCCCATTGATCTGATTTTAATTCTTTTTGAGATTTAAGTAACATACCTGTTAGATCTTTCATATTCCATCTCGTCATAACCAAGACGATAGCTCCACCTGGTTGAAGTCTTTGTCTTGGTCCTGATGTATACCATTCATACGCACGCTCTAGTGCAGTTACGTTCAACGCATCTTGCTCCGAGTGTGGATCATCAATGATAAGTAAGTCCGCTCCACGACCCGTGATGGCAGATCCAACACCAGCTGCGTAGTATTCACCGCCTTGTTCTGTTTCCCATTTACCCGCGGCTTGCGAATCTTCTCTTAGTCTTGTTTTGAAAACGGATTGATACTCTGCGCTATCAATTAAGTTTTTAGCTTTACGTCCAAAGCGGATCGCTAATTCTGTGGTGTGGGTCGTTTGAATAATCTTTAGATCAGGTTTACGTCCTACCATCCAAGAGGGTAAGAGGTAAGACGCAAACTCAGATTTAGTATGCCTAGGGGGCATATTAATAATAAGTCTTTTAATTTTTTTATTTGCAATGTCATTAAATTTTTGTGAAATTTTTTTGTGGTGCTTACCTTCTATAAACTCTGGCCAAACGTGTTTGACAAAACTTAGAAAGTCTTTTTGAACTGAGTTCTGTTTTTTCTTCTCATCAAATTTAATAGCGTATTTTAAGAATTCTTTCTTAGCGTCAGGGGGAAGTTTGTTTATTAGTTCTTCATTCATTTTCGTTTACCTTCACGGCATTCGCCGTCGTGCACATACAATAAGTTGATTATAGATTTAAACTTTTTATTTCTCAACCCTCTAGAAATTTTAGATCCTTTTTTATTTCCACTTAATCTAAAGTTTTCTGTCTTTACTTCCCAACATTGTACCTCACCGGTATCAGGATTAAAGGTTATTAGATCCACGGTACCATTGGTTTGACAAGAATCAAAAACATCTAGACCTTTAGCCATTAAGTAACAAACGGCAATCTTCTCGTTGTAGCACCCTTTTCTGTTCTTCTTCATAACCCCTTTTGAAAAAAAATTTTATAAAATTTTTTACAACTTGTAATATATATGAAAATGAAAATACCCCATATCTTTATCTAAATCAAACTATATATACTAATATATACTACATCCTTTTTGTTTTAGATTGTTTAAATTAATATTCTTATTTCTTTATTCTAATTGCTTTGGTACCTCTATTGGATAATAAGGGACTACGTACTCTGAATATATAATGAATAGCAGTGAGCCTATAGGCTCACTCTAAAGTAAAAAAAATTGCCACAACCCACACGTGTAATGTGGGTCGTGGATCGTTTTTAGTTTGTGATTGTTTCGATTTGTATATCTTTATTTTTTAACGTGGCTTTTTTAATCAACTTATCATCTAAATAAAAATGGTAAGTCCTCGTTCCGTCATCGTGCTTTTTGTGGGTCACTCTTGTTTTAACAAAACTGTGCGAATTTTTTGCACTCGTTCCAATTAAGATCTCGTTCTGTCCGTCCTCCTTTACTCCATAACATTTAGATCCTTTATAAATACAAGCTTGGATTTTATTCCATATCGGATAAGATTTAGCCATTATTTGCCCCCCTTATTATTTCTTAATACATTTAATGGATCATATTTTAAAATGGCATTTAAATCTTTTTTTGAAAAATGCCAAAGTATTTTTCGGATCATTAGTTTTATTTTTTTCATTTTTCCATTCTCCTTTATTT